GATTTTATTTTCTGGACAGATTAACGTATTTGATATTCTTAAGCTTGATGGTTCATCGGAATTAGTCGATGATGGAGATTATTATATTAAGTCATACGAGATATCTGGAGGATATCTCATATCGATAGATATCTTTGGAGCGCTAAAGACTGTATCCACCGGATTTGTTTTAGCCAATGCTTATAAAAACTCTTATGATTATAATAACAAGAATGCGCTAAACTCAACTGTCAGGCCAAGATTGCTGTATACAAATACACCAGAGGTTGCGGTATGTCACCCAAATGCAGCAACTATAATATCTTCAAATTTTGATATATCTAAATTGGTAGAGGGTGAAGTTTCAAATCTAAAAATAGTTGTTGATGACTATAAAGAACTCGAAGTATCTCTTTATAATGATGATTTGGCTTACGACGAGCAATCAATTGACTCTGTTGTTGAGAGTTTAAATAAACAATTTTTGGACAACAATATTCCGGTATTGGCTTATAAATTAAGAATGCCAACATGCTATGAGCTTGCCATATCGCATCTAATACCAGATGTTTTTGGCGATAGTATAAAAAGAAGCTTATTGCTAACAACACCAGATAATTTTGATGGAACAAGTGCATTTGGATTTTCATCATCATTAGATGTAAAATATTATGGTAAGTACGGAAATCCTCTACACATAAATGGAACTCTGGTTAAAGATTTTTACAGCATAAATTTATTTGACGCATCACAGCTACAAATTAACTCAGGAACAAAAAGAATATCATTATTTTCTGGAACATTTTTACAGTACGGAATAGAGGTCGGAGACACTGTATATGTTTATAATCCAGAGAATCAATCAGATGAGGTTGTTGGAAGGGTCGGGTCAATATCAGATGAAAATCTAGACATAGACGATCTTACGCTATCTTTTTCAGGTTCCTTGAACGATGATTCTATAGTCTTTATTTTAAAAAATACTGTTAAAATTTCTGATTTGAATTTTGAAATTGTATCATCAACAAATGGCTATATGATGATAGATGCTCTTTATGATAAAGATGGTAGGCTTTTCTTTAACAAAAGAGCGGAAGTTTCAAATTTTATTCAGAACGGAGGAATAAATATTACAGTAATCGATATATCTCCCGGATATTTGAAAGATACAACAATAGTATTAAATACAAATGCTTCAAATGAAGCGTATCTTACGGTTGGAGCCCTTGATGGTGAAAAAACAAAAATATCATCATCCGGAGAATATCTTGTTAGATCACCAACCAATGATGGATATATAACAATACGAGTGTCATATTCTGGACCATCAACAACCTTGGTTGGTTGTGATATAGTTGGTTTATTTGAGAATACAAAAGATATATATCATTTATCAAGATTTATATTTGGACCAACTCTAGGTAGAATATTTGGATTCTTTGGTACTCCAGGCATACCAAATATTATAGATAAAAGAATATTTGGAACAATTGATACAAAACAAATATCTTCAAGTTTTATTGAAAAATATATAGAGCAACCAAGACATGATTTGAGGGGTACAGGAATAATATCTGGATGCCTTGTATCAAATATCCAGAGAGACACCAGCAATATATACACATCATTTGATATAACCGGAGGTGTATGCGTAGTAAATGGTGTCAGATTTACCATGAACCCTATAATTGGATATAAGCACTATACGGATAGTGATTTTTATGTTGCCATAAATAAATATGGATGTTTAGAATTCCTTACTCCTGATTCTAATGGTAATTCACCAACTGTTACATCTGATGTAAATTATGCCATATTAGCTATAGTTAAAGTTGATGAATCTGTATTATCTGATTTATTAAATAATGAAACACACTTTGATTTAAGATTTTTTATCGATAGAATAGATTATAAAATTTCAAAAGAAATAATTGTTGCAACAGATCCTAGCGATGGTCATTTTACAGATATCTCATCTGCCGTGAAATATTCTTCATTTTTCTCTAAAATATATCAAACCAGCGGAACCAGGTCATCTGGCGGACCAACCATAAAGATAAGGGATGGTATTTTTGAAATTAATGAACAAATCTTAATTAACTTTGATTGTCAAATAGTTGGCTCTGGACAAAGTACAATACTAAGGAGAGGTTCGGACTTCCAGAACGCAGGTGTTAGAGAGCTTGGTAAAAATTTAGATTTATCAAAAATACCTTTTATAATTGGTGGTAATATAAACTCAAACTCCGACAGGATAAGCCGCGGAGTTACGATGAGAGATTTTTCATACGAAACAATAGACGGATATTCTGGTGCATCTTCTGTAATAGCAATAACACAAACTATAGGTACTTTCCCATCAACATTGGTAGAAAATCCTCCATTATTTAGATTTAATAATATTAATTTTTATGGACCACAAAACTTAAGCATATCTCCAAATATTTTTGAGTATGCAATAGTATTAACAAAATCAGATGAAACAAAGAGTGTTCCAACGGATGTTATATTCGGAAATATAATAATTAACGGATGTTATTTTAACTTTATGGGTGATGAGTCCGTAATAGTAAAACAGATTTCAAATAACACTTCTTCTTTCGCAAGAAATATTGTTATAATTGGAAATATAGCAGATAATATGGCTCCAAATGGAACTGTTGGCTCAGAAATATTTAATTTTGTTAGCACGACACCTGGCGTAAGTATCATTCAAGATAATAATGCAACTAATGATTAAAAATTTTGGTGAATAAATGAACGAAGACGAAAAAACAGCATTAGAAATAATATACTCATTACCTCAAATAATAAAAAAATTGGAGTCAAAAATAGATGTTATAGATGGTAATGTTAAATTACTTAATAATAAATTAAAATCGCTCAAAGAAAACATTGAACAAAAACAGCCAAAAGAAGGGATTGCTTCAACAGCAAATAATCAAAATATAAATCAACCTAAGATTAATGAAACTAGATTGCCTCGCGCCGAAGCACCGATACCGCACAGCATTCCAGAAGTATCGCAAAAGCCACAGAAGCAAAATACAGAAACTACAAAATTAGTTATTGGTAATAAAAAAGTATTTGGGTATATAAAAACAACTTCCATGAAACCGGTTTTCGGCGCATCGGTAAAAGTATTTGATATAGAAAATAATCTTGTAAAAGATATAACTTCTGATAAAGATGGTTATTGGGAATGCAGATTGCCAAAAGGTAAGTTTAATTGTGAAATACTTATGGGTACAATGAAGCTAATAAATCGAAATTTTGAACTAAATGATGAGATAAAGGAGCTTGAAATAAAATGATTACTGTTAAAATATTGCAACCAAAGAAAAATAGAACAAAATCATTTTATGATATAAATGATAATGTTGCATCTTATATTAATAATAAAATAGATAAGAAAGTATCAATGATTGATGACTCTCAATCTCTCGAAATTGTTGCCTCCGATACAATAAAGCAGGATTCTAGCGGCTCAAAGATAGAGCTTACATTCAAAAAAACAATACATGTTGATAACTTAAATATTGATGATAAGTTATATTTAGATTCAATACTAAGTGAAATTAAAAATTTTTGCGATAAATCTGTTCTTATTGAAAAGTTTAGCTACACACCACTTCATATGAGAGATAAAAAATAAAATATGCCAATAAAAGAACAGGCGCTACCTGGAACCGGATCAAACGGAGATCATAGAGTATTTTCTGATTTTTTCTCAGAAAATAATATCATACAACAAGTAGCGGTTGTCCATCCAAAAAACTTATTAATACAGTCTTTACGAGATGTTTTTCGTAAGGACTCTATTTATACATATAGATCTGATGAGTATGGATTTCCATTAACCATAGATTTAACCGGAAAAGACCTATCAACCGAAGAAACTACAAAAATTTTAATATCAGATGTATATAGACATGATGTTAAATTTTTTCCAGCAGTAGTTATAAAACATTCTGGTGGTTCATATAAGCCAAACTCATTTAATCAAGATGGTGTATATAAATACAGAAAAGATTTTATACAAGGACCGCTTGGTGACCGAAGACCAATATCCGTACCAACCCATAAAGTTTATCAGGGTCGATGGGATCTTGGCTTCGATGTTCAGGTTTATTCTGAGAGCTACACGGAATTACAAGAGCTAATGGATATATTGTCAATGGCATTACAATATGTTCTTTGGAACGATCTTAGAGCTTCAGGTTTATTTATATCAAGTTTAAATATTAGTGGAGAAAACGCAGAGCAATATGCTAATGATTATGTGTATTCTCAGAGCATCAGCATAAAAACTTTGTCAGAGTGGAGAGTTGAGATACCGATAGAAAATACTATAGAAAGAATAGTTTTTTCTATAGATTCAAATTTAACTACTTCAAAATATGAAGGAAATACGGCAAACTCCACAATATTAAGATATGATGATCTATTAAGTATAACAAAAATATAAATTATACTACTACTATTAATAATATAAGTCAAGTGTTAAATTTTTTTTAATTTTTTCGGAGGAAAGAGATGGCAAATATTCCAGGTATAAGTGGATATACTCAGCCGGGCACCTTTGCCAGAGATAGGGTTGTTTCCAGGGCTGTATCAATTCCAGGTGGCTTAAGACTAGCATGTTTGATGGGCGAAGGCTTAACAAGAAAGGTTGTTGTTGAGTCAGCCATTGGCGGAGGTTCTGATGGCACATCACTATGTAGTCCAACAGGAACCGGCGATGGTAAATACTTCTCTATTGGATCGGCTCCATTGGTATCAGGAAGAACAGAAATATTGCTAAACGGTTCTTCTTTGTTTGGATTCGAAGGCGTAATCGATGAGTCATCATTTGATGGTAAATATGATTTCAGGCTAGATCCAGAGACAGGATGTGTTGAGCTTCAGGGCGCAAGCATAGGCGACCAGAATGGTAAGAAATATTCTGCTTCACCAAATAACGTTGGAAACGGAACGATTGAGGGCGGAACATGCGGATCATTAGATCTAATATCTGTCATTGATAGCTCAACTCCACCAGAAAGATGGACTGTTAGATGCATTTCTGTAATAAGAGATTCAACCGGTAAGCCAATACCAGGTCTATCAACATTTACTGTTTCGGGTCAGGTTTCCGGACAGATAAAAGATTCAAGCGGACAGCCTATACTATTCCACGGTACTTATTTTACAGCAACAGATGGCGCTGTATCAGGAAATTCAACACCATCAGAAGATGGATTTGTTGTAGCAAGTAGCGCAGATTTTGGACCAGCAACAGCAGTCTCAATTTCTGGAGACGCAACTCCAGATACTACAACAGAATTTGTTTTCTCAGGAAATTTGATAACACAAGGACAGGCTCTTGTTGGGGATACATTCTGCTTAGAAGATGGTTATGAAAGCAGCTTTGCAGAAATAACAGATATTTCATATAACTCAGAAGATGACGAAACAACAGTAACGGTTTTAACTGATACTCTACCAACAGGCATACCACTATCTGGTGTATCTTGGAAAATAAGAGCAACAAATTTATTTATACAAGATCCAACCGAAGCATATGATGATGGCCTAGGTCGATTTACAGCGAGGGACGTTGGTAAGGTTCTTCTTGTATGTTCAGGATCTTCAACCGGAAGATACTTAATTACAAACGTTACTTCAACAAGAAGAGTTAGGGTTACCAGCCTTGAAAACTCATCTGCGGCGTTTCCAGAGCTAACTGGAACACTTGGTATAGGCGAAGATTCATTAACATTTGCTCTACTTGAAACAAACTCAATACTATTGTTTGGTATAAAAGAAGGAACAACGCCATTTGAAGTTGGTGATAAGTTCTTTATTGATGTAAGATCAAGAGTTCTTAAAGCTGGAGACAGACTAGAAGCAAGATTTATATCAGAACTATCATTAAACGATCCAGAGTTCTTTACAAGCGCACAAGATTTGTATGCTAAACACGGTGACCCAAGCGCAACCAATACACTATCTCTTGGTGCTCAGCTAGCATTCCAGAACGGCGCACCAGGTGTATTTGCAATGCAGTGCAAGCCATCTGTTCCAAGAAGAACCAGCGTAACCTTATTTGAAGAAAAAACATCAACTGGTGTTGGTGGATTTACAGCTTGTGGCGGTGTTGCGGCAGATTGCGAAATCGACGATCTAAGTCTAATAATACCATCACCATCTGCTGGTTTAATCAGAGGAAGACCACACATAGATACAAGCGTTAATTTCTTTATAAAGAGAAATGGTCGTGAAACACAAATCTTCCCAAATAAAGTAGCATTCTATAATTCACAGTTAGAAAGTGCTGTTGGTCAGCAAAACTTTATATCAAGCTCTGATTACTCATACTCATATACCGTTGTAAATACAGCAACCAAAATTACTGCTCAGGGATCAGGTGCAACACTTGCTGCATCAACAAATTACTTTACAACATTTGATGTAGATTTCTCATCAGAAGATGTTGGAAGAGTAATAGTTCTTCAGTCAGTAGAGACACCATCAAGCACCACTTTAACTCAAGCAGCAGATATAGCATTGCATGTTTTTGGAACAGGAACATCTGTCGAACTAACAATATTAAATGTTATAAATGATAATACAGTTGAAGTTTCTGAAAACGTTGTAAACAATTGTTCTGATATAAACTTTTTTATAAAAGATGAGGCTGATACAACAAACGTTTCAGCACAAATCTTACTAAATAAAGATCTAATATCAAGCGGAACTATAAAGGTTGGCGACGGAATAAGAATATCATATATTGATGAAAAAGATGCAGGATTCTTTGATACAAATTGGTTTGAAGCACTAGAGACACTTGAAGCCTCAGAGTTCCAAATACTTGTACCATTACCAACTCAAACAATATCATCAATCTTTAGAGCTTCTGTAAAACACTGCGAAGATATGAGCACAATAGCAAATAGAAAAGAAAGAATCTGCTATATTGGTGCGCAGTCAGGATTAACTGTTGCAGCATTGCTAGGAAATGAAGAAGTTGCGATAGAAGATATTGGTGTACTTGAAGGTGTTCAGGGTGACGACCCCGAAGAAATATTGGGTGAAAACGTAGAAGATTTGGCAAACTATAAGCTATCAGATAACTTTACATCAAATAGATGTGTTTACTTCTATCCAGATAGAATTATATCACAGATAAATGGAACAAATCAGTTTATCCACGGCTTTTATATGGCTGCCGCTAGCGCAGGCTTGACTTCTGGAACACAAAATGTTGCAGTACCACTAACATTCAAAGAGCTAACCGGATTTACAATAACAAGAGATAGACAGTTTAAAAATCTAATATTAAACCAGCTAGGTGCAGTTGGTGCCACCGTTGTTCAGCCCATAACTGGAGGCGGAAGAATATTGGCAGGAAGAACAACAAGCCAGTCAGGTTTCATTGAAGATGAAGAAATTTCAATAATGTTTATAAGAGACAGAGTTAAATCTGTTCTAAGACAATCATTACTTGGATTTGTCGGCGTAGTAGAAGATCAAAATACACAAGGTTTGATGAATGCAAGAGTAAAGACTATAATGGCTGCCTTGGTTAGCCAGGGTCTAATAACTGCATTCCAGAACGTTAGAGTTGAAAGAGATAAGGTTGATCCAAGACAATGGAACGTTTACCTAAGATTCTCTCCAAGTTATCCAATAAATTATGTCTTTATTGATATTGAGCTTGGTGTATAAAAGTTAGTTATAATTTAATATATAGGTAAGGGGGAAATAAATGCCAGCATATCCAAAAACAGGGTCAACGCTAGATTCCACAACCAGAAGTGCTTTATCTACGCAGATGATAATAATGGTTGGTAACGAACCTGTCGGTGCCGTACAATCATTTAACATATCACAGAATAGATCTCTAAAAGAAGTAACTGAAATTGGTACAGATGGTATCATAGAGATTGTCCCACAGTCTGCAAATAAAGTAAGTCTAAAGATAAATAGAATGTACTTTGATGGTATCTCTTTGCCAGAAGCATTTTCTAGAGGTTTTAGAAATCTTCAATCACAAAGAATACCATTCGACATTGTTGTTATTGACCAGACAACAGGAACAGGAGATAATGCAATTATAGAAACATACCACAATTGTTGGTTTGAATCTCTCAGCCAAAACTTTAGCTCTGACAACTATACAATAGTTCAAGATGCAAGCGTAAGGTGCGAATATATATCAACAATTAGAGGTGGTGAAGCAGTATCACTAAGTCAAGGCGCTGGAGGCTCAAGACAAGTTCCAGTACAGCTTGATGCAGTTGAGCTTGCTGCTGATAGTGGTAATACTAGAGGTTCTCTAGATTACCCAGGTCTAATATCAGCCGCATACTAATGTTTTATTAAAAAATTCATTTAAAAAATAGGAGGAAAACCTCCTATTTTTTTTGGTATAATAAAGTTAGAGGTACATATGAGTAAATTTCAACAAAATCAAGGCAAGGCTCCAACAATATTTGGTAAACCACAGGATGCAGAAGCAGTTAAGAATATAGCACAAAAATTTTCTCCAGAAAATATGAAGAAAATAGATGAAGAAATTGATAAAACTACTTCCGTAAAAGCAAACAAAAACCTAGAAGATTTAATCTTTCTTGGAAAAATTGAAAAAACTATCAATATATCAAGCTTTAAATTTAAAATATCAACGTTAAATAATAACGAGCAGAAAAAATTAATTTTATTTATAAATAGCTATGATGATAGGGAAAAGGTTTTTTCGCTAAAATTAGCAACATTAGCTCTTTCAATCAAAGAAATAAATGATACACCATTTGTTTCTTTTATAGGATTAGATAATGATTCACTAGAAGAAAAAGTTAATTTCCTAGAGCAACTACAGTCAAATCTTCTTGATACTCTATTTAATTCATATGCTGAGTTATCAAAAGAATCAAGCGATATCGTTTCGGTTCAAGAAATAAAAAACTAATAAAGCTCCCGCTTCATAAAATTAAGTGGGAGCTTTGTAAAGTTTGGAGATGCACTGTTGATGATCCAATATTTGAAAATATAACACCATCTCAATGGATGTGGTATTCGTTAAATATATATAATGATGAAAATGAAAAATTTGAAAATGAATTAAACATAACAGAATATCTTGCCTCATTCTGGAATCCAGAATCTGTTAAAAAAATAAAACAAGATCGTAATCTTAAAAAAGAAAATGATGAGATTTCTGCAGAAGAATTTATAAAAACAAATAACGAAGCATATACTGAAAATGAAAGCTTAATTAATGCAATATCTTTGATGAGAAAATTGCAGGAAGAAGCTAAAAATAATGCAAGTAGCGGTTCTATTAATTTAAACAAATTAATTAAAGATAAATTTTAATATAGGTGATAGGCAAATGGCAGACAATACTAGTATTCTTACAGATGCCGGTGCGTTAATAGACTCTGCCGTAAAATTAGACCAGGCGTTTAAAAGTATGTTAACAAATTCAAATAATTTTTTTGGTAACGTAAAAAGTGGTACGGAAGCTGTTAGTTTTCTTGCAGATTCATTTGCCAAGATTTTTGGTATAAATATACCATTAGAATTAAGAACTACAATAGAAACTTTAAATAAAATTGGACCTGCACTTGATAGTCTTGGAAAAACATACAGAGATATTACATCAGAAAATTCCT